CTAAATATTTTATTTAACTAAACAATTATAAAAAAATGGCATTAGCTTTTAGCGGATTATCCGCATACACAAAACAACTTGTTAAACCACTTCTTACTAGTGCTGTATTTGACGCAAAAACACAACAGTTAATTCTTGCAAGCGGTATCGTTATACCAAATGTAAAAAGTTCTGTTGCAATTCCTTTAATGGAAACCGATGCAGTATTTGCTGCACAGTCTTGCTCTTTTGACGCAAGCGGAACGACAACTTTCAGTCAACGTTCAATTACTGTTGGTAAAATTAAAGTAGAAGAAAAAATTTGCCCGAAAGATTTAGAGGCTTATTTTACCCAAGAAGCGCTTAAAGCAGGGTCTACATATGAGGACTTTGGCAATGCAGATTTTCAAAAAGCATTCTTAGATAAAAAGAATTTACGTATTGCTTCTCAACTTGAAACTGCTATATGGCAGGGAGACGCAACAGGTGCTACTGCAAACACTAATAAGTTTGACGGTCTACAAAAATTGATTGCTGCTGGTTCACCAGTACTTGCAAACGTATCAGGATACACTGGTGTTACTGGTTCTCCAATTGTAACCGTTAATGCTTCAAACATTATCGCTGCAACTGAAGGTATCTACAAAGCTATTCCTGTTCAAGTATTGAGCAAAGGTGATGTAAAGATATTCGTTGGTAATGATTGGTATCGTCTTTTGATTCTTGCTTACAGAGAGAAAAATATGTTCTCTTACAATCCACAAGATTCACAAGCTGCTTCATTTATCTTGCCTGCAACTAATGTTGAAGTGGTTAGCGTAAATGGTTTGAATGGAACTGGTGATGCTTACGCAATCAGTCTTGCAAATATGGCAATGGCAGTTGATTTGGTTGATGAGGAAACTTCATACAAACTTTGGTTCTCTGAAGATAATAACGATGTACGTTACCGCGTAGAATTTAAGATGGGTGTAAACGTTGCCTTCACTAACGAAGTAACTTCATTCATCGCTGCAATTTAATTTTCTAACATAGGGAGGTGGTTCGCTATCTCCCTATTTAATATTTATAAACTATGCCTTGTGCAATCGTAAGCGGATATTCAATTGACTGCCGCGAATCCGTTGGAGGAATTGACGCAGTTTTTTTCGCAGAATTTGGAAACGTAACAATAGCCGATGCTAGTGGTATTGTTACAGGAATTACAAAAGCAGCAGGAAAGAAATTCTTTAAGTTTGAAATACCTACTAAATCAAGTGCAGTTGCTGCAAGCAATCCTACTGGTTCTATTGAGAATGGTACTTTGTTTTTTGAACAAACTTTAGATTTCCCTATTAATAAAAGAGATGCCACTACAAGGAATATCATAACTACTTTATCAAAGAATAAAATTGTTGCGGTTACACTTGATAAAGATGGCACTTACAGAATGTATGGTAAGCAATTCGGAATGTATTTAGCTGCAAGCACAGGAACAAGTGGTGCTGCTGCCGCTGATGCACAGGGTTATATGCTGAAGTTTGAAGCAAGTGAAAGGGAAGATTTCTTTGAAGTTACAAACGCACTAGGTTTGCTTTTGACTACTGCTGGATAACAATTCTTAATATTTAATTTATGCCCCGACCGATGAAAGTCGGGGTTTTTTAATATGATAAATTTAACAAAAGGACTTACCGAAACAATTTATTTCACAGGTACAGAAAAGGCCACTATTGCAAACCCTTTTTTTTTATTTGTCTTTATCCACAGGGTTACACTTGATGTTGTCAAGTTAATGGCAACAAATCAAAGTATTACTGGTAGATACGATAAATTTGCATTTACGGTTAACAACTTTTTTGATTTAAAGGAGGAGGGATTTTATAGTTATAAAATTTATCAAAAGGTATTGGTTACTGATTTTACAGTAGCAGGGATAGTGGTTGAAGAGGGGTTTATGTATCTTAATCCATCAACTGCATTTGAACCAACTAAATACGAAGAACAAAACAATAATTTCGTTACTTATGAATTATAATAATATTATCACAGTTAAATTCGCACAAGCGGAGCAACCTAGATTTGAAGAAAAGAAAGGTAAAGGGTATATTGAATTTGGTATTAATAATAATTACCCTGATTATTTGATAGGGTTATATAACGAAAGTCCTAAACATGGTGCTATTATTAAAAGCAAAACAAATTACATATTCGGTCAGGGTTGGGATGGTATTGAACAGAAGGCAAATACAAAAGGCGAAACTTGGAATCAGGTAACAAAGAAATGTATTTTAGATGATGAACTTTTTGGAGGTTATTATTTACAAGTTATTTATAATTTATTAGGTGAGATTAAGGATGTGTATCACCTTGAATATCATAAAGTTAGAATCAATAAAGAAAAGAATGAATTTCAAGTAAAAAATGATTGGTCAGATAATAAAGAAACACCTAGAATATACCCTGCTTTTAATATTGCTGACCCTGTTGCAAGTCAAATTTTATTTGTAAAACAATACAATCCTAAGTCTGACTATTACCCTTTACCGAATTATTATCAGGGATTAAATTACATCGAAAGTGATGTACAAGTAAGCAGGCATATTTTAGGAAATGCAAAGGATGGTTTTGTTGCTACAACTTTAATTAATTTAAATGGTGGTGAACCAGCAGAGGAGGCAAAAGAAGCAGTTGAAAGAGGAATAAAAAAGAAGTTTACAGGCAGTGAGGGTGACAGGGTTGTAATAATGTTCAACAAATCAAAAGATAATAGTGCTGAAATATTGCCATTATCTTCAACGATGTTAACGAAGGAAGATTTTACAAATGTAAATAATTTAATTCAGCAAGAAATATTTGCCTGCCATCAGGTTACATCACCGAGTTTATTCGGGATTAAGACAGAAGGGCAGCTTGGTGGTTCAACCGAGATTAGAGATGCTTACAAGATATTTGCAAATACTTATGTAAACGAAAGGCAGCAAGCAATTGAGGAAGTATTTAATCAGTTGTTTAATTATGTAGGTATTAATGGTGAATATGAATTAATACCAGTTGAACCATTAAGTTTTGAATTTAGCGAAGGGGTAATGGCTGCTAATATGACAAGGGATGAGATAAGGGAAAAACTAGGCTTAACATCTGAAGTTATTGCACCATCAATTAATCCTACTGATAACCCAACAGGTCAACCAATAGCAGCATCAAACGATTCAATTAAAAACCTTACAGGCAGACAATACCAAAATGTTATGCGTATTGTTAGGCAGTTTACAAATGGTAAGTTAACTAAAGAACAGGCTGCATTGATGTTAAAAAGTGGATTTGCTTTTACTGATTCTGATGTAAATACTTTCTTAGGTTTAGATGCTGACCCTGAAACATTTTCAAGCGATGACAAAGAAATGGAATTGGTAGAAATGTTTGAAAAGTTTAGCGATGATTTAAGCGATTATGAAGTGTTAAGCGAAAAGCCAGCAAATACCTTTAATCACTTTGCAGAGAATAAGCAATTGAGCCAATTAGAGGCTGATATTTTAGGCTATCTCAACAAGGATAAGAGAATTACAAGCGAAGTACTTTCACAGGTCTTAAAACAGGATATAAAGGTCATTGATGCAACCTTAAAAAGTTTAATTGATAATAAGATTATTGATACTAAAGAAGTAAAGGTAGGTCAAGATACTATCATTGAAAGAACAAGGACAAGTATAAAGGCAGATGTGCCTAAACCTAGCCCATTGGTTTTAAGTATTGGTTATACTTATGCATGGAGAAGCATTGTACCAAGTTCAGAAAGAAATACACCAGCGCACCCATCACGTATATTTTGTGTTAAAATGATGGAACTTGCAACAACTAAATTATGGTCAAGGGCAAGGATTGAGCAAATGAGTGTGGCGCTTGGATATTCGGTATTTGATAGGGTTGGAGGGTTTTGGAATAATGACGGAGTAATAGATACACAATGCAGACATGAATGGAAGGCTTTAATAATTCAAAAGAAAAAATAAATGAGCGCAAATATATTATTCATATCAGAAAGTTTAATCAAAAGCAGAACAGGAATAAGTGATGCTATTGATGGCAAACAATTAAAGCCGCATATTAAAGTTGCACAAGATTTATATTTGCAACCTGCATTAGGTTCTACTTTATACCTTCGATTACAATCAGGTATAGAAGCAGACA